TTGGATAGTCACCACTTGCGCAGTCTTAATGAACTGAACAAATTTGTCTGTGTCCACATTTCCGTCAAGTATGCTATTCCTTACAAGGTCTGTCCTATTTATGAATAATGCCGTTGCCATAATTTCTAGTTTGCAGTGTTTTTAAATCCCATCTTATCCCAATATGCTTTGGTGTACCCTTCAAATTGCATGTCTCTCGGAGCGACTGGAACGAGTTGATCATTTACTGGCGCTTTAAATCCTAAAGACTTTGCTTTGGTGGTTGTTATCTCATCCCTTTTAGTGATTCCTTTCCTATTAATGTTTCTGTCCTCCTTTATAACGTAGGTTTTTCTGAACCATTTATGGAAACATCTAGCGCCTCCCTTATACAACCAGATTGAATACTTATTAGAACCCCCTTTACCAAAGCCTTTATTGACAACCTTATCAGTTAAAGCAATAATGTCTTCTTTTCGATATATTTTTTTAGCGTTTACCATCGCATTACAAAAATCCCTTGTGTCTTCTTGCTTCTTTAAAGGTGCATATTGATATCTGACCAGAAATCTTAATGATTCATCTTGCTTAGACGTGCCATCTTGATCTGATTTTCTGTTCTTATAAGCATCTCCCGTCCTTACTAGGTTAACAACCTTCTGCAAAGCTGATACTTTAGGCTTATTTAAGTCAATTATTTTACGATCTAGTTCCTCATCTTTTTCGTAATCAACCTCTGAGACATCAATCAAATCATAACCATCCAATAAATCATCCTCATCTTCTCCCAATGAAATGAATTTCTCTAATTCTTGTGAACTAGACAACTCCTCAATATTGTCATGAGACTCACAAGGCATATAATAAGTTACTCCATCAACCTCATGCTCATGATGTCCTTTACATCCCATTAGTTCAGCCATTTTTTCAGCCTCTTCAATAGTTTCAAATGCAATTTGACCGTCAATTTCTTTTAAAGTAACGCCCATATTCTCCTTGATATATCCACATATTTTTGGAGCGGCAGTTGCTCCGTATTTTGCAGTCTGCTCTTTTATACATTGATCCCAAGGATAGGCTTTTAATGATAATTGAATCTTATTTTCCTCTTCAATTGTTTCAGATAATGTCTTTTCCCTTTTAGATTCAAGATAAGAGCGAACCTTTGATAGATCAATAGTCTCATTACTAAAGAATGAGTTTGCAATGTCTTCTGGTAACTGCAAGAACTGGATCAAGAATGTCTTCGCTTGATCAGGTGTTAATATACCCTCCTTGACTTTCTCAATAATAGAAATTGCACTAGAAATCTGCGCACCATTATAAGAAGCATCAACCTTTTCAACCTCATCAACGCTCACGTCTTCAGTTGAAACAACCTGATCCTCATCTACTGCCTCAACTCCAGTCTCTTCTTCAATGGTTTCTGCATCTTGAAGCGTTGTGTCTACCTCAGTAAACTCTAAAGGTTGCAACGTAGTGAAATATAGGTTTAATGAAATATTATTATAGGATAGCAGAGTATCAAAGCAGTCGATTAGCAACTCTTGAAAAGGTCGAATGACCGTATTATCCATTAATAGACTTGCAGTCTTTATCTCATCCGCATTGTTACCTAGTCCTGAGTTGTCTTTGATCCCTAAAAGCATAGGCGACACCACCCGATGCGCTACCATTATCTTCTTTGCGCTTTCATCTGAAAGAAATTGATATTGATTATGTGCATCTGATAATTGGACTGGCGTTATTTCAGCTTGTGCCTCTTTGTTGTCATTGAATGCAAGTATGAATTTGCCACTATTTGAAGATCCTGAGAATTTAGAGGCGATCCTCTGCTCAATTAATTCTCTTTCCTGCTGATTTGGTGTCCCATTGTTAAAATTAATAAGCATTGACGGACTTAATCCGTTCATTATATTATTCAAATGATAGTTACTTATTTCTTCCTCTAGTTCACAATATTGCAAGCCACCTTGATAATCAACTGGCGAGTAGTAATAGAACCCTGCACGATAAGGCTTAATGTAATATATCTCAATAGCCTCCTTTGACATTCCGTAAGCAGGGATTCTGAGTGGCTTATCGCTTGGTTTAATCTCTGCCCAGTCCTTAAAATAGTAATATGCAGGAATCTCTCCTTCTTCATTTGCCTTTTCTGCCCTAAGTGTTTCAATTGGGAAATGCTCAATTTTAGTTATTGTTTTCCTATCCTTTGAGTAAATTATCTGCATTGCTGCCTGACCCATTAGCTTCAAATCATAGCAAACTTTTCTGACAGAGTCTTTGTGTAACAATGAAAGCATCTGAGCATATTGATCTGGCTTCTTATTTGCGTTGGTTGCATTTAATCCTTTGCCATAAATGGCTTGACTTATTCCATTGATAGCCGCGTTATTTGTCGGACTGCCATTGTAACGATCTATCAGGAACTGAAAATAGTCATTATCTTCTCCATAAGATACCCAATCCTTATTGGCTACCTCCTTGACCTCTGGACTAGTGTAAGTGCTTAGATTTATTACACCGACTTCAGTCTCATTTTTGACGTGCTTTACCGTTGGGTTTGCTAGTTTAGTTTTTTTGTTCCTTTTCATGTTACAATATAGTCATTGTCATAGGAGTTATTGAAGACGTATTGACCTTTGTTAAGTTCATAATACTCGTTTTTCGTTTGATCAATCGTTTGATCTGTGCAAAAAATACGATCCGAGAATATCTCAGAAACAAAGGTGTTCGTTTCATTCCATTTTGTGTTTTCCAACTCCCATAAATTAAAATTTGTATTCCAAAAATTGTAATCAACGTATAATCTTAGATCATAAAAATGAGCCTCAACCAAGATGGGATTAAATGTATTATTAAATACTAGATAATTACCTACTGTAGTGGCTGTTGTTACCTCGTATATTTTAGTGACATTCGTACTATCATCACGGATATTCATGCTGAAGGTAGCAGCGTATTCTCTGGGAATTACGGATAATGATTGAGCAGTTGAGGAGGTTTTTAAAATTATCATCTAGTAGTATAACGTAAAAAGTGATTTATTTTTGAAAAGTTGAATCAAAAAAAAAGCAGTCCGAAGACTGCCTCTCAACTAACCAAACAAAAATTAACCCGTTGGGGTAATCTGAGTTCCTTGACTTGCTCCAGTTATTAGAGTTGATGTAATGAATGGAGCGGCAGTTTCTTCCATTGCCTCCATTGTTAAAGTAAAGCCTGAGAGGTCGCCTGCGGCTGTGCCAGTCACGATTGATCCCCCAGTACACTCAGCACCATTTTCTAAACCCACTAGAAACATGTTCCCATAGTAGTCCTCAACCGCCACTTGTGGTCTTGCCGCCGCAATTAATTGTATTTCTTGCTGAGTTGCATTGTCCAAAAACGTCAAAGTTAAGTTTAAAGTCTGAGTATAAAAGGTTGTACCAGTATCCCTAGAACTTGTGATAGTTGTTTCTAGTGATGATGATCCTTTCACATCAAACTTGTAGACCGTAGGTGTTCCGCTTATAGCAGTGATTTCTCCTGATGTATAAGTTGGGTCACCCAAGTCCCCAAAGTCCATAAAATAGGCGGCTTTGATTCCGCCAAAAGCTGATTTACAAGGTAGCTTTCTGCCTTTTGTTAATAAACACGCCATAATAGTTTTGTTTAAAAAAAAAGGGCGGATTAAGGTTGTCCCCTAAACGCCCTTTTTAAGTTATAAATTAAGAATATAAAACGACGTCAGACCCGATTCCGTACTGCACACCAGCAGTAAATCTCATTATGACCCTCACATTTTGTGAGCCGTCTAGGTCACCCATGTCCAAAACCTTCACTAAGTTCATGTCTGAAAGTAGTCCAGTGCCAAAGTATAGGTTTGATTTCTGAGCCGCTACTGCGTAGTTGTCAGGTAATCCTTGAGCAACAAATATCTTAACTCCGTCAAAAGTTAAAGCACCGTTGTTCCACCATTGTGTTCCTTGGTTGTTTGTACCATTTGCACCAACTCCTGCCGCCGCAAATCCACCTAATGCACGAACATAAGCACGAGCGATATTCTGTGAGATATACAAGAACATATCTTCCTTACCGTAAAGTGCCGCAGGAACTGCATCAACAATCTTACCTAGTTCAGCAATTACGTTAGCCGAATCAACTCCGCCACCTACTGCCGCAACATCAATCACATCAGCATCAGCAGTCATAAGAGTTGCAAGTCCGCTAAACTCTCCTGCTTGTGCGCCTCCTAAATTTCCTTGCCAGATATTATTTTCAGTTGCCGCCGCTACTTCTTTCGCTACATGAGCAATCAAGAACTCAGAAAACGTTGGAGGCAATTGATCAAAAGCAGAATAACCCATGCTTTGCGCTCCCCAATTCGCCACGAATGGAGTCTTACAAAGTTCAAGGTTTACCTGAAACTCTTCTGGTTGAATAATTCTTTCCGTCAACGTGACGTTTCCTGCGTTTGTAAAATCACAAGATGAATCTGTGATCAATCCGCTAGTTGCTACCTTCTGGACAACCTCTTTATATTTTACGTTGGGCATCACTTCGATACCTCCGTTGTCAAGAGTTGATCCGCTTAATAATGCTGCGGCAATATATTTGCCTGCAAATTCACCTGCATAGGTGCTAGTTATAGTTAAAGCCATTTTTTAATTGTTTATAATTTTTGATAATACTGAGTCCATAATAGACCGAGTTCTTTGTTTCTGAAAAGTTACTTTTTCAGTTTTGTTTACTACTGCTTCTGGACTATGCTTAATAGCTTGAGCCGCAGGTTTTGAAAGTTCTTCCTTGAGGTCTTCATTCATTTCCTCTTTCTTTCCGTAACCCATCTCCTCAACCTCTTCAGCAGAAATCTTATCCTTTTTTAGATCAGCAATTGCATCTTCTAAATTCTGGATTCGTTTCTCCATTCCTTCCCAGTCAGCCACGTCTGCCATTTTCTTTTCATCCATGTCATCCGCTAAGTCTTCAGTTTTCTCAGTAGGTTTCTCAGTAGGTTTTTCTTCCGCTAGATCAGATGTGATTTCTTCCTTTGCAGGAACTTCATCGCTCACCTCTCTAACATCCGCAATCATACCTTCTTCTTCAACAACTAAAAGTCGTGAGTCAGCAAGTATATATTCTCCGACTGGCATTGCCACTTTTTCATCATCGGTCAGGATAAATACTTCTTTCCCTTTCTCAAATGCTTCCGCTTCTATGTCAGTACCATTCTCTAGCTTCATGGTCTCCAATTTTACTTGAATATCAAGAAGCGTCTTTATTTGATTTAACATTTCATTTGCTTTCATATTAGTATAACGTAAAAATTTAAAAGTTTTGTCTTTTAACTCTGTCGGTAGATGCCTCCGATGCCTTGATTCATCGTTCCACCCTTGCAACATTTTCTTGAATACGTGTTTTTATCTCTGCATAAACACGCTCTAGTACTGCTTTTTGGACTTGTCCTGCTAGGGATAAAATTTTTCTCTTTGTTTGTCATGATTTTTTTTCTTTTTTAGCCTCGTTCATTTTTTTATTTGCCCATCCAAGAGCAGATTTACCTCCCCAAAGCAAATAAGATATAGTCCCACAAGCCTTAGTATCTGAGGCATCATAATATTCCTCTGCTCTACTTAAATATGAGTACATCCTTTTGATAGTCTTCATTGAAATAGGCTTGCCTTGAGCCAATTGTTGCGCTCTAATCTTGCCCACTTCAGTTGCACACTTATTGTTAATCTTTTTATTTAACTCAATGCCTCTTTTTGCGTTGTTCTTGACAGATTTAGGGTAATCACTAAAAGACTCCATCTCAATTTCTTGAGTTTCTTTGTTTATTATTCCCCTGATCATTGACAACATTTCCTTTGCCTCCTCATTCTCTATGTCTTCAAGAGATATTTGAGGCTTTTGGATTGTCATATTTACCTTATCCGCAAAATATCCTTCAATTGAGAAGCCGTTTACCTTGCCTTTTTTCACATAGTCATTCCATACCTGATCATTGTTGACCTTCATCGTTCCCATCCACGTCCCTACTGGCACATTCATTCCGTACTTTCTGCTTTTGTCATGCACTTCATCTTCAACTAGCCATGACTCAACAAGGGTCAATCCGTTTAATTGATGCTGATGTTCTAGTGTGGAGTTATTCTGATTACCATTGCGCAAATACATTTGACTTGCTTTTTCAATAGTATTCTTTGAGAAATAAATGTAATATTCGCCCTCATCAGACATTCGATAAATAGGCTTATTCGGAATCAGCAATGCCCCCATCAATATCCGTTTTTCTTTGGATACCTCTGCAAGTTTTATCTCTTCCTCCTTTAATGCCACGAAATCGCTTTCAATGGCAGGACTTTCAACAATGCTGATTGCTTCTATTCCAGAAAATTCTTGATCTTCATCTAGTACTAGTTCTACTATCCTCATAATAGTATAACGTACAAACGAATGAATTTTGTTTTTTTAAATAAAAGGGTTCGATAACTGACCCACAAGGGTAACCTAATGGGACTAATCTCGAACTCTTTACAATCCTTTACAGTAAAGAACTATAAAGAACTATAAAGTTGCTGATTCTACTATATTTCTTTCAAGACTTTGAGCCGTAGTGACATCTCCAGAAACAACAAACGCTTGAATAGGACTCCCCATCTGACCTCCTATCGCATCTGCTAGTTGATTAGATCCTGCCGTCCCTACGACATTAAACGCAGGAGGTAACGAGGGAATTGATGGCAT